TTTCAGCATCACCCATTAATTCATCATTGTTCTTAACTCCGAACAGTGGCACATGCTCGAACATATGTAATTGTTGATCAACAAAATTTATACTTCCGTTTTGACCTTTAAAGTAATAAATGTACTTATCATCGTAAAATTCACATTCAATATTATTGTCATTGTCAACCGCATATCGCATAGCATATACTGGCTCTGAAATGTTATCACCAAAGAATACAGCTTCCCAAGGCTTGATATTTTTAATACGTTCATTACCTTCTAAGTCGATGTAACATAACCTTGCTGCATAACCGCAAATAGTGGCCAGTTTACCAAGTTCACTGTCTAAGTCTTCAGCTAAGTTCCTTAAGTTAAAGTTTTTAATCTTTTCTTTAAGTTTGTCATCTTCCTTGTCATAGTCATAAACAATTGGTACACCATACATATAACCAGTTTTAGTATCGACTATATCACTATCATAACTGTTAGCAACTGAATTATGTATCTTATCGTCTATTCTGTACACATTACCACCAGTTTCAAAGTCACCCAGCTTAACCGCTTCTTGTTGGAAAATAGGTACTTCAACGCCCTTATAACGGTTATATTTAGTCTTGTTTTTATTCATCTTAGCAATGTTTTTCTCAATTACCTTGATGATTATTTCTTTTGTTATCCCACTTGCCTGGATCTGTTCAATAAATTCATTATTAGTATTCATCTAGCGATCAGCCCCCTTTCTTCTAGCTTTTAATCTCATATGTGAGTAAATGGCATATCTCATAGAGTCCATTACATCGTCATTTTCTTTTACTGGGTTCCCAGTCTTTTCATCCCATACATAGTTATAAATTTCTTTCTTAAAAACTTTCACTTTGTCAGATACAACAAAAAAGCGGTCAAGCTTTATAAGTCTTGCCACTTCCTCTATCCCACTTAATACACTCTTATCAGCGTTTATGGCCCTTATACGTTCCCGTCTGAACCGTTCAACGTGTTCTGGTCTCGCGCTATCACAATAAAAGTTTATGTTACCATATCGCGCTTTAATATCAAGCGCAACACCAGCCCAGTAATCTATCTCTTTAAACTGCTTAGCATGTTCTTCCAGTAAGTACCAGTTGTTTAGCTTGTCTATACCAAACACCACTATACTACCAAAGTGACTGTAACCCCAGTCAACTCCAGCTATATAAGTTTCAAACTCAATGTTATCAACATCATTAATAAAATGCTTGTTACTGTCAAAGTCGCTGTACACAACACCTTCACCAGTAACCCATAACCCTCTAATATCTCTATCGTAAAACATACCAGATGGCGTTGACTCTTTTATATTCTGGATATACCTTGGTGATAAGAATGTGTTATCATCCAATTCAAAATGATAAGATATTATGTTTTCGCTTTTGCTGTCAATATATTCTTTCTTTAACCAGTGTTCTGGGTTGTCTGGGTTGGTATCAAATACAATCCTAGCACCATCACCAGAACAACGGGAAATAATCTCTTTAAACACCTTCTCATTGGCCAGGGATGCTTCGTTGACATAAGCGCCAAACGCTGTCATACCTCTGATACCACCTAAGCCCCCTATTGTACCAGTGAAGGCCTGCACGACCTTAACACCAAACAATGTAAATGAGTTGTGTTTATCAAATTTAATGTCTAACTGGTATCTATTGTATATCTCTTGTAATACGTTGTTCTGAATTGTCTTACTCGATACACCAGCCAATATATACATTGGTTCTTTAATCTTAAGATTATCAGCAATCTTACGAACCCTTATTAATTCCCTTAAGAATATATCGTTGTTAATAACAGTCTTACCAGTTCTTTTAGCACCGTGTAAGCCCAGTATAAAAAAGTCTTCTGTATTGGTTCGCTTAAGTATTTCAATCTGTTTTGGTGTGTACAATCTATTTAAGTCCATTAATCTCACCATCCACCAGCTTGAATAAGTCTGAAATCTTATCTTCTTGACTGTTATTTGTATTTAGTTCAGCTTCAGCCATCTTAGCTTGTTGCGCTATTAATTTAGTTCGTGCTTTCTGTTCAGCAATATCATGTTTATCTTTAACGTTTGTCACTTTAGTAATAGCTTCAAAGGCTCTTACGTTTCCGTTAGCTGCTTGCTGGAACATCTGGAAAGCTAACAGCATTTCATTGGTTGCTTCAAACCCTAGCGACTCTAACAAGTCCTTAGCTTTTTCACCAGTGACATCAGCTGCCAGTATAACCTCTAACGCTTTCTTAAGGTCAGCTTTCTTGCGCCGTGCTTTATTAGCAGCGTGGGCTCCTCTCCTTGATAGTTCTTTATGGTGGGCTGGATCCAGAGTGCCAAAAGGTTTAAGGTTTGCTAAGCTTTTTTCATTACCATTCCCAGCCATAATTTATTCAACTCCTTTAGTAATTCAAATAACCTTTCGGTCTAATCTTTTTATTTTTTTCTCTTAAGAAATTTATTCTATTTCTAATAGCATCATGTTCCTTTTTCTGATCATGTGGGTTAAGTCTTTGTGCTTTTATTTCTAAGCCATCCATTAACCTAGCATATCTAAATTGACTATACCTTTTCGGTTCATAAAAATTATGGTTAGTACCTTTGTGACCGTTAGCACGTTTTACTCTTTCTTCTCTTAAAAATCTTTCGTGATTAGTACGCCTTCTTATTATTCGTTTCAACCCTTTTTGGGTTGCTGCATCCAGCTTATTAGGGTTAGTTCCTATCTTATAGTTATTAGTCTTTCTAATGGCAACTAAACCATTACTATGAATACCTTTATTCTTTAATCTTCCAGAACTTGCTCCTCTACTTCCCATTTTTATCACCTTCTTTCATTCTATCGGTTACAGCGTTGCTAATGTGTATCACTTCAACACCCTCACCATAATCAAAATCTAATTCACCACCATACACAATTAATCTTGTTGGCGTTAACCTATTTAACATCTCACGAACTCCCGCTTCCCATACTGCCATTGCATCACTATCCCTTTTAACTCCAATAGTGGATATAGATAACGTTGAATTACTTGGCAAGCCATCGAAACAGAAGTTAAAGCTATCCTTACCAGCCCATGAAACGGTTGGTATTACTGTTAAGCCATGATCTTGCATTAACTGACCTATAAGTCTACTTCTGTACACGTTCCAAACCATCATTGCAATCGGCATATCCATGTATAAGCTAAAGTCTGGCGTTAAAACACAATCAAAGTTTGTCAGCTTATCAATATAATATTCTGGGCGTTGCCAAATTCTTTCAAATTGGTAATCATCTAAATAGAAATGAACGCCTTTGCGATAATCTGGCTTATTAAGCACATAATTAAAGCCTTGCAAGTCAGTTGGCTCATGATCAACGCCATCAATATAAGGCATCTGATAAAAGCCTTCTGTACGTTTTTCATCATAATCAAATAGGTTATACTGTTCTATCGTTGTGTCACGGTGATGTTCTTTATCATCATCATCATCAATTTCATTGTTGGTATTATCCAACTCAATTTCAATAGGTTCAAACTCTAACCCAAACTTAGTCATATCAATTTCAATGTCTTTAAGTTCGATGTTGAGTATCTCATTGTCAAAACCCGTTGCCATATTCGTAGCATTTGCAGCCAAGATATAACCTTTCTTTTCATCCTCTGTTAAGTGTTCTAACCTAACATAAGGCACTTCAGTAAGTCCCAACAACTTAGCAGCTTCAACACGACCGTGGCCACTCAATATCATGTTATTTTCATCGATCTCAATCGGATCATTGAACCCGAACTCTTGAATTGAGTTGGCGATATGTTGTATTTGCGCGCGTGTGTGCACTTTAGCGTTGCGCTTGTACTCCTTCAGTTTTTCTAATTCGATTTTCTCTCGGTGCATTCTCGTCTTGACTCCCTTCTTTTTTCCTCTTTTAAGCATAAGAAAAAGCGCTATTTCAAGCGCTTTATAAAGGTTTGTATAAAAATAATTTATGTTACATTCCAAAATAACAAATAAGAAGAAAAAATATTAATAAAAATTAGCTTATTATCAACAGATTTTTTTGTAATTGTTTAACGGAAAAGCAAAGGTATTTTATGCTTAATACGTTGTTTATATATAAAATTAAGTAAGTAATTATTACATGTTGGGAAATATTGTGGAAAACCCAACACATAACCAGAAATATATACATTTTTTTAAATGAAAAGGATCAATTATCTAACTCTAAACTCCTGCAACTAAGTTCAGTAATTAATTAATGGCTGCCTTTCCGTTAAATTCTTACAATACTATTATAGCACATAAAAATGGCTCAAATGGCTCAACTTTTATGAATTATTTATAATTGTTAAAAAATCTTCTAACAAGCTTTTCTGTTTACGTTTAACCGTTGATATATGCATGTGATATTTACAAGCAATATCATAAATTTTCATCCTTGGTTTAACCAAATATCTAGCGTGCACAAGTCTGTATTGCTCTTGGTCTAACCTGTCCAAGAAAGTATCGATACACTTTAGAATACGTTTATTTTCTTGATACTTCTTATTGTCTAACTTTTTAATTAAATTCCTTTCGTTCTCCCTCCCAGTCTTTTGAGTGCTTATCTCACTCTTATCACCTGGTTGGAAAGAGTTTAAAAGAAAGTCGTTACATTCCATCTTAATGTTGTTATAGTTTTCTAAAAACCATTTAGCATCCTCTTTAGTGTAACCCATTCACTTCATCCCTTTCAATAACAAACTCCGTGATCTCTAATTCTTCAATGAACTCTAGCACGCCAATTGCACGGGAGTCCATATATTTATCATTAAGCTTTTCGGCCAAGTCTTTAGAATTAATCACAATCTTGTTTTTATTCTTCTCGTCTATTTTTGCCTTTAGTACAATCATCAATCAACAACTCCTTTATTCTTTCACCGAACTCCTTAATAAACGCCCCAGCAAGCTCCTCTGACTTAAGGCAAGGTAATAACCCTAAATGGTTTATAGCGTGCCTTCTAGCTATATAGAAATGGCTCGTAGAGGGTGTAATTTCAACACAATACTTATCCTGGTGAATATTACACCAATTAGGTTCCCATCCATCGTTATATATATTGGCCCAGTTCTCCATATCAAAGATTAAACGGCGTTTTTCATCATATTTTCTAGCTTGTTCTTCAGTCTTGAACAGTAAGCCACGTTTAGCGCACAGCATAACAGTCCTTCGATCATATGCACTAGTCAACCAACAAGATCCATCTTTCTCCAGGATGTAGTACTTGCTTAATACTTCTTTTTCATAATCAGCTTTTTGTTTTAACATTTCTTTTACTTGTTCATTCATTACAATTCCACCCCTAACGCTTTTAACTCATCAACAAGATATTCATTTCTTCTTTCAAACATTATTACTATAGATTTTTTCATGGTATCTGGCACTGGTATTCCTCCTGGTTTAAATTCTGGAGTTACCAAGTCAACATGCATATAAAAATCACAATTAATATTTTGGATAATAAGTCTATTATTATTTATTTCATTCAATATAGTTTGAACTGCACTTAAATCTTCTAATTTCATTAATGTAACACCTCTTAATTTATTCTTGCTTTTTCAATAGCTCGTAATACTTCATCAACTGTAGCAAATACCATCTCGCTAGTAGAAGTGGTTTTTATCTCTGTTACTTCGTTACCTATTACAGTTTTATCCCTTTCAGTGAAAGTTATAATCTCATTAATATTTATGTAAACCTCTTTTCTTTCACGATTTAGCATTTTTATAAATCTTACATCTTTTTTACTTATTTCATCTTTTATTTCTCTTAATATTCCTTCTATTCGGCTTTCTCTAACTTCATAACCTAAACTTTTAAGATCCATTGACTAACACCTCTTTATTCTTCTAATTCTCCGTTATATTTTGGCATTTCCATCCAGTAAATAATATTATCGTCAGTATATTCAAACCCTACTCCGTTATCAAATTCCATCCATGTGTCAGTATATGTATCAACAAACCCTCCTCTGCATGATGGAACAGTTACTAATACTTCCTCATCAATTTCTGGCACAGGGCCTTCCCACATAGTTTTATAACTATGTTCTGTTTGTTCCTCTATAGGTAACGGCTTTACCTCTAATTTATTCCACTTCATTGCATATCACCTCTTTTATTTCATCTCCGAAAATGTCAATACAATCTTGGGCTATTTCTCTAGACTTAAAGTAAGGTAGTTTTTTAAAATTATCACTAATTACAGTTGAACTAGTTTCAAATTCACAACAACTATAATTATAAAAAATATAGTATTTATTCCCTTTTTCCCAATCCGGCTTCCAACCGTCATTTTTTAATTTTGCCCATTGTTTCAGTTTAAATATTAACTTACATTCTTTTAAATATTGTTCTGCTTCTTCTTTAGTTTCGAAAAATAAGCCATTTTCAAAACGTTTTACATCATTCATATTACTTATATTAAAAATTTTACTTAATATTGCGCTTTGAAAACTATCTATACAGTACAATCTTTCGCCATCTTCTGGTAACTCCACTTCAAAAAGTTTCTTTAATGGTTCGCACGGAGTACAGCTTGCTTTTTCTAATGTTTCTAATCTATCTAATAAGTTTTTTAAACCTTCTTTTATCTCTTTAATTTCTTTTATACTATCCATTATCTTTTCTCCTTAACATCATCTAAAACACCCATTAATTCTTCATATGCTTTTTTAAATTTAGGTAATTCTTGTTCACCAAATTTACGAAAACTTTCACTTGGACTTGGGCCAATTAAAATACGTCTTATCAGCTTTATTAATTTAGCTATCATATTAATCACCATTTAAGCTAATACATAAATTAGCAACACCCCAAATAACTGTATATAAATACACGTCTTCCTTATCGAACGAACGCCCAAACAATTTATATACAAGCCCAACCAACACCATCAATATAAGCCATTCAAATATATATATCCTAACATTTTAATAACTCCTTATTCTCGTATATGTTCCCAATCACAACACACCCATCATGAGTTGTGCCATCCAATAAGAAGCTTAAATTAGGTTTCTCGTACTCGACCTTTGAACCAAGCATCTTATCTATTGTTTCACAAACTTCATCCATCCTATTTTTCATAACATACAACTCAATAACATAAGCGCCATACTCATTCTTACATATTACACCTCTAAGCGTTCCAACATCTGGATGTCTTCGCACATATTCCACGATATTCCCAGTATAAATATTGGCCCCGTTCTTATCTTTGAACCCCGTGTTATCCATGAATTCAACATCTGAAAAATTTAATGTTCCTACAGTATTATCAATATCTCTAACAACAATAACTTTATAATTAAAGTCTATCTCTATTACTTCTAATACCTTCTTGTCTTTCTTACTATAAATCTTAGGTTGTAACATATTACTCACTCCTTTTAGTTACTTATTCATATAACAAAATTCTATTTGTTTATCTAGTACACCGTTACATACATATACACTTTGGTAATTAGGGGGCGTTTTAGCTTGTACGCCGTCGCTGAATTTCATTCTTCCTTGTGGCACTAACAATTCAAAGTTATTATTTTTAAAGACTTCAAAACGTCTTTTGCTATCAAATAACCCGTTACCATTCATTATCAACGCGAAAGGTATATTAAGTTCATATACTCTTTCAAAAATATCATCTCTTTTACTAAATGGCGGGTTACTTACGATAACTTCGCACCCTTCTGGCACTTCTTCATATTTGAAAAAATCTTCTCCAGTTTGTATATGGCCGTGAACTACTTCATAACCTTCACGCTTTAAAATTTTTACAAATTCACTTTCAACAGTATCAAACGGACACCAAACCTTTAAAAAATTCTTTTTTTTCAGATAAGGCAATATAATCTCAACTGAATTAGGTAAAGTGTACCATTCATCGCTGCCGCCTTTTCGTATATGATTAGCTAATTTCATTTACTCAACCCTTTCTAGTTAAATCTTACTTATCACCAACGAAAATAAGAATTTTAATCTTATTTGCTGCTGGTATAACCTTAATATCAATAATTTCTTCAGTT